AAAGAGTTTAGAGCGACTGAACGAAATTGGATTAGAGGGCTTCATGGGAGAACTAGAAATCTTCCGTAAAGAAGTGAATAAGAAAAGAATCGAAGCCCGTCCCCACAGAGGGCCCTTGTCTGATGCAGAGAAGGAACAGATCAGTATCCGGACCAAGAAGCGTTGGGCCAAGAATTTCAATTGGATGGATGCTCAGTTTTCGTCGCCTTTTATAGACGCCCAACTCAAGGAGGCCGCGAATGCCAGCGAATCAACCACTTGACTGTACAGTCGAGAACGACGAACTCGTCATTCGAATCGGAATTGATGTCCTCGCGTTCGCCTTTGATGAAAGCGATGGGAATAATCCTTGGAGTGACGAACTGTCCGATTTCGAAAGATTGTCTCAAATCGAAAATCCGCTCCAGTTTGCAAAGGATGTTGCGTGCGAACTAGAGGACGAGCGCGAAGATGGATCGACAATTCTGACCGATCTATTGGATAAAGCGTGTGAGCAAGCCGCAGAAAACGGCAGTCTCGGATTGGGGGGATCATGAGCCGCACGGTCAAGGAATTACGTGAGTTTTTAGAAAACATTCCAGACTCAGAGGAAATTTCTTTTTGGGGAGATGGTATTACTTTTTATCATGAGAGTGACGGAGAGTTTGGAAACAAACCTGGCTCTTGTATCGTTACGGCCCAGTTTCAGCATTCAGAGTATGAAGATGAAAAGTACTGAAATCGACATCCGCCGCCTACCCCCCGTCACCATCGTTGACCTCTACACGAAGGACGGCAAGCACGTCAAGAGCACGATGTCTACGCCGGACGGAACGGTTTTGTACGAAGACGGTCGGCAACCGAGCAAGGATGTCGGTCCTTTTATTTCGACTCCCAAGTTGCCTTGGCGGGATTTTTCTGAAGATTGGGGGAAAAATTGAAACACCACACCTACACCCCCTGTCTCTGCGAAGAATGCTACGGATCGCCGACAGCCAAGTGCATGTACTGCCACAAACCGAAGTCGGAGCATTCAAAGCCTGAATGAGTTTTGCAGACGGTTGTAACTATTTCTCCGGGTTTCTAGATTACTTCAAACACTGTTGGAACGATTACTGGGAACGAAAGAAAGCAGAGGAGAAGCCAATGGCAATATCGCCAGCGTCAGTAACCACCGGTATGCCCAACACGACTGCGACGTTTTACGGAGCCAAGAAACCCAAGAAGAAAGTGAAGAAGGTTCCCAAGAAGAAATAGGAGGCATCATGATCCAGTTCGTGACGTCAACTTTTATCGTGCTGGCCATAGCGGTTTGCTTCATATTCTTCTTCTGGTTGCTCTGTGTAGTTGTGGATAGGTTCGAGGAGTGGTCTCGGGAGCACTTCGCTTCTCAGAACCCTCCGGTCGATCCCAAGTACGACCCGCATTGGAAGACGAAGGGACAGTCCGAATAATGGACAGATTCAACCCATTCCGCTTACCCAAGACCAATCGCCCCGTCGCCGCAGTCAAGGGTATTACCGCTTGGTTCCGGCCTACGATTAAACCTTGGTCTACCAGACCAGAGGATTGGGCAATCATCAAGCTGTCCGGCGACCGAACCGGGTACGTCAAGACATCGGATTTGCGTTTTGCCTGAAGTTGTGGTACAATGGTTTTAGTGGATTGCGGGTTTCACCGAGTCGTTCATGGCCCGCAGTCTTGGACGCTGCGAAGAGAACAAAGAACGATGTAACAACCGCCCAGAGCGTGATTATGCAATCCACAAAGTTCGCTCGAAAGAGCATCGAAGGTGAGGGCCACGGCCCTAGAAATAGGAACTGTTGGGTAAGTACTGGATGGGACAGCTTCCAACAGCCCGTGGCCTGATTCCCAAATCAAACGGAGACTCATGATCGGTTTAGCCTACAACGCGAATTTCTACCAGTCGGAAGTCCGGCGCTTAACCGCCGCACTGACCGAGAGCGTGGATTTGGCCCAACGGGCCTCACTGCAACATCAACTAGCTTCAGCCCGGGTTCATCTGGCCGGTCTGAGTAAGTAAATCACACGAGGAGAAAAACGATGGCAGCAAAGCATCCGGGGTTTGCATCCGTAAAAAAGTCGATCCAAAAGGAAGGGTATAGCGCCAAGTCAGCCGGGGCCGTACTTGCAAGTTCTACACGCAAAGCGAGCGCCTCTGCCAAAGCGAAGAACCCAAAGCTAAAGAAAGTCAAGGGCTAAGTTCGTGGAAACCAACGTGCATCTTCATCACAGCGATCAGGTGCATAAAGCTGTCTACGACGACGCAACAAAACTGTTGAAGCTGACTCTGAATGGTGGAACTTACGGCTATCAGAGAGTTCCTCCAGAAAAGGTGCGAGGATTGTCCAAAGCTCAAAGCCACGGGCAGTACTTCCACGACAACATAAAGGGTCAGCACAACTTCTACAAGATTCCGTAAGCTCGGGTCGGCCTTTTCCCCTTTCTGCCGACCTACCGGAGCCGGGTTCCTCCTCATACACCTCCTCCCGGCTCCGGAGACATTGGTGGATAAGCCTCTTAACAATGCTCAAATCATCCACCGTTCCTTTGTCCTTTTGGACACCAAGCAGGTCGAGTTCGACGACGAGTCGAATCTCCGATTTACTAGACCTAAATTAGTGATGAGATTACTTCGGTTGGTTATGCGATAGAAATTCTTCTCGACAGGCGATCCCTTAGAGAATGAGTCTTGAAACACGACCGGTCAAAACTGAAGTAACAATCTGAAGCGGACCCGACCTGCATCTTTTCCCACCACAATCTGTCCGAATAATGGACTAAGGAAATCATGGCACTTTCCACGAAAGACCCCTTTGAAGATAACGCCCGTCATTTGCGCGGGTTTCCAGATCACGTCCTTTTGGACATAGCTCGCAACGACGCCGCCCAAAAGCCATACCGTCTGCTCGCTGTCGAAATCCTACAAGTGCGTAAGTCCCCTCTGATTAAACACCCGGATATTCAGTTTCTGGTTTCCGAATTGGAAATCGAGTTGGACGGGATTGTGTTTGAGCATCCAGCGCCGGGCCCCGGGCCCCTGACGGCTTCTGTGACCACGGAGACTATGTTCGCTGACGGTCCTATTGTTTCTGAGACTCTCGGTGGTGAAGAGGGCGGCGCGGGAGAAGGAGTGGTCGGTACCCTAACCGAAACCTCTTCAGAGGAATCTGATGTTCAGAAAACCGACCCGCCAGTACCGCCCAAGCCCAAGCCAACACGATCTCGAAAGAAAAAGGATGTCGTTGATGCCCCCAAGCAGTGACCAAGTCGCGTTATTCGTCGTCCGGCACGGCCAGACGGTCCTCAATGCCGACGGCAGATTCAGGGGCAACGTCAATCCGGAACTCGATGCGACCGGCATAAAGCAAGCCGAGGCCCTCAAGAAATTCTTCGCCGATATCCCTCTTTGCGCGATCTTCTCCTCCGACAAACAACGAGCGACCAAAACCGCTGATATTCTGTCTCAAGGAACCGGTGTTCCTGTCCACACGTCTGCCAATCTCTGCGCTCTGGATGTGGGCAACTTGTCTGGTCAGAAGCGCAGCAAAGAAAACGTTGAACTCCTCCAAAGCTACCTGAAGAACCCCGACTGCCCGATTCCGGCGGGAGAATCCCTGAACCAATTCCGTCAGCGCGTCGATCCCTGCATTCGGGAAGCAATCCACATATTTATGGAATGCGGCGTTCCGGCGATGATCGTGGCCCACAGTTCCGTTGTCCGCGAAGTCGGGCATCTCTTGATGGGCGATCAGAAGAAGGTCTTAGTTCAGCCCGGCGGCGTAATCGCTGTTTATCTACAAAATGGCCAACTCTCGGCTAAACCAATTCTCAAGCCCCTGGTAGTCAAATCCGAGGCTGATACAATCTCCTAATGGAAGAAACCCCGTATTTCGTCTACTTAATCACTTGTTTTATAAACGGGAAGTGGTATGTAGGAAAGACCGGATCGACCATCCAAAAACGATGGAAAAAGCACAAAGAGGCTGCGCGGGAAGGTAAGAAAAAGTACCCTCTTTATCATGCCATGCGTAAATACGGAATAGAAAACTTCGAAGTTCAAACCTTGGCTGTTATTGAAACTAACGAAGAAGCATCAAATCTGGAAACAATTTGGATTGTTCTGTTAGATTCTGTCAATCGCAAGTTTGGATACAATCTAACTCTTGGGGGAGAGGGAGTTCGAGGTCTAAAATTATCAGAAGAGCATTGCAAAAAGATCAGTTTAAGAAACACGGGTAAGACAGCTTGGAACAAAGGCAAGCCTTTAACCGAAGAGCACAAAAACGCGCTACGTGTTCCTAAATCTTCCCCTAGCAGAAAACCCGGGACAGAGATGAGAACCGATGTTCCAACATTAAAACTTATCAGACTGTATTCAGAAGGTCTGAGTTGTGCCTCGATAGCCTCTCTTTTTAATACTACCCGATCCACGGTTAGTTGGCGACTGAGAAAAGCAGGGGTTAAAATGAGGCCAGTAGGCCGAAAACAAACAAAACCAAAGGAATTAATATCATGAGTAACGCGAATACTGTGCTCGGTGGCTATGCTGGCTGGGGCACATTGAGAAACCAATTTCCAGTGCAGACGGTCGCCACAGCCACCGAAACGGCTCTGGTGGTTAATACTGATACTGGCACGGCAACAGCCCTCGTAACTGTCCCAACAGGCGGACAGATTTACGGGGCTAGCACTGCTTTCGACGCAAACGCAAACCCCGCGATTACTCGCCGGTCCGGTCGTGAATACGGAAATCCGTCGGGCGTCTCGAACGATCAGTTCTCTTCGAACTCCTTCAACGCCCTGGCGTTTAAGGTCCGGTTGTCCGGATACGCGAGTCTCGGGGCGACACAAACCGCGATTATCTATCTGTACAACGGCGCGGCAACCGTGGTTGGGACTTCTGGAAATCGTATCGCTCTGACGGGAGCGGCGTATCCTGGCGGTGGAACCTCGACAACTCCAAGCAACTTCTTGCTTGAGTTCACTGGTTTGTGGGACCCGACTTCGGAGATTCTGTCCGGATGGTACACGGCTAACATCGCCAACGGCAGTACTTCGCAGTTCACAACTACGACCGTTATCACCAACGTTCAAACAAGTGTTACCGCCGCCGGGTTGACTTTCTGCGCGGGATTGAAGCTAGCCAATACGACTTCCTCAACGATTCAGCTTCGGGAATTTGTCATAGAAGAGGTCTAAGGAGGAGCCAACATGGCAAATACAAACAGTGTAGCTGGTTACGCAGGCTCTGGGTCGGGACGTAATTTGTTCCCGACTCAGACCGTATCCACAACTACAGAGACCGCTCTGGTAGTCGGAACCGATACAGGGACCACGACTGCTTTCGTCGTAGCCCCTACCAGCGGTTCCATCTCCGGCGCTAACGCGAAGCTGAACCCCAACGCGAACGCTTCCATAATCGGGCGTTCTTATCGGGAGTACGATCTTCCTTCGGGAGAATCGAACGACCAGTTCTCGTCCGATTCTTGGAATGCCAGACCGTTCAAGGTTCGAATTTCCGGAATTGGGAATGCTGCCGCACAACTTGCTGCCCCGGTAAATGCAACGTTTTCCACCGCGACTACGGGGGGAACCCTGACCGATTTGACCACATATTACTACCGTGTGGCAGCGGTCAATGCTCAAGGTGGAACATCTCTGGCCTCCACAGAGACCAGTTTGGAAACCGGAAACTCCGGGGCCAATACCAATACGCTTACCGTAAAATGGGCGGCGGTTACTGGAGCGACTAGTTACAAGGTGTATGGTCGCACCACGGGTGGAGAACTGTTTATGGCAACAGTTGCTGCCCCAACGTTGCAGTTCGTGGACACTGGGTCCATCACCCCGTCGGGGGCCCTTCCAACATCCGCAACTTCAAACGTTACGTTCAATCTGTATCAGGGAATATCGTCCACTCTAGGAAGTGACACAGTGATCGGCGGAATTGCTGCCACCGCAATTGCTACTTCGGGCGGAGCCTTCAACTTCCTAATAGAGGCGGAGCTTCTCTGGGACCCGACATCGAAAATTCTGTCCGGGTTCTATCTGTCAAACATTGGGTATGGGTCGTCTTCCTCCTTTACAACCACGACTGTGGTTACGAATGTGGTAACGACTGTTGCTCCCGCTTCCCTATCGTTCCTAGCCTCTGTGATCTTTGGATTTGCTTCCTCGGCCAATTCTGTCGCAGTTCGGGAATTCGTTTTGGAGAAAGTGTAAACAAGTCTTGTCCGAATAATGGACTAAGGATGTGAAATGGCAATTCAAGTTGCAGCAGGACGTACCTTTTGGTACAACGTGATCGGCCACGTGATCGCTGTGGTTGTTAAGAATCCGGAAACCGGTGAGATATCTCTCGAACGGGATATAGCTGTCAACGCGGATTCTTTCGATGATAACGAGTTGGCGGAAGCCACGGTTAAGACCATCGAGCGGAAGTTGAACGAGGCGTTTCCTGATCCCAACAAGAGGGAGTCGGAAGCCAAGCTCTGGGTGCCAGAATGATCGTTGATGAGTTTGATATCATCGATTATGAAGCCGGGGCGGACAACGAGTTGCGGGGCAAGGAGTGCCAATCGTGTGCCAGGCTGCTCACGTATAAATTTTTCCCTAAGAACGAGTCGTACAAAGACGGGTATTCCCCGCAGTGTTACAAATGCCTCGAAGCTCCTCGGCTGAGTCTGAAGGAACATGCTGCTCGTCTTCGGGAGATGAACTACAATTCCGCAGGCACGCGCCGTCAACGGCACCCAGATCAGGATTTCCTCAGAGAGCGTCGGCCCGGTCGTCCGATGGAGTGTTCTGTATTCCTTCAGAAACTTCATCATATATACCCGGCTTTGTATATTACTCCTGGGGGAGTTACCATCAACGGAGCAATTGTTGACGTAGCTCTGTACGCTACCTCGGGAGTGGCTAAACCTGAATGGTCTGGAAACACCTTCAAATATCTCGGATACGCCACCCTCGGGATTATGCCCGAGTATTCCGAATACGAATTCAACGAGCGCGATGTTTTGATAAGAGCCACTCAGATAGGGTGGCGATCTATTTTGATTCGGTTCGTCGAAAACAACATCCTCACCGAAGAACAATGCAATCAAGAGTTCGGCCTCCCGTCCGGCGGCGCGAATTCTCTGTGGTACAAGAAACTTCAGCAACACCGCAGTTCAAAACTCTAATCAACCCGCTCGGGAGGATTTCCCGTAGGAGAATGAAATGACCCTCAAAGCCTTAAAACCACTTTCAAAAGAAGAGCCGGTTTCAGCACCGGTTGAAACCGCGCCGACCGCTGAAAATACCGGAATCGACACCAGCGCAAAGCCTCTTTCTTCAGAGCAGCTACTTGCAATCATCGTTTCCTTGCAGCAGGAAAATGCCAAAGCCAACGCGGCTCTGGCCAACGCTATTTTGGAAACTACCAAGCCCCGCGAAGTCCTCAAATCCGCCAAAGAACTAGCGAACGAGGCGAACGACGAACTCTTCAAGAAGAACGAAAAGGAGTATCGTCAGCGCGAACGCGCAGCCAACAAGTACAACCAAGACAATTGTGACCACGTAGCTGGCGGTAATCAACTGTCCGAGCAACGAGATATCGCAGGGCGCACGTCCATCGTGTGGCACCGCACAGACACCGGGGCGGATGTGGGAATCTGCACAAACTGCGGCAGACAGTTCCACCCCCTTGATAGCCCGGACGAGCAGGGACACAGTTACGTTTATTGGCGCAAGAAGCCGAGCTTCAACAAACTCTCGGCCTCGGGAAACCGGCAATTCGCCAATCCCAGCAAGGCAATGTCCGACGCCTATCTCCGCGACAGCTAATCCGTCCGAATAATGGACTTTGAGGGTTTATGACTAAACCGCTTACCTACGAGAAGTGGGTGACCAAGATTGTGGAAAACGTGGCCACCTACTTCGATTTTTCCGGATGGAGAATCACAGTTGAATCCCACAACGATGAAGACAAGGGATCGACATACGCCGAAGCCTCGATAAACTCGGCTTACCAGTTTGCGGTTGTTCACCTCTACAAACAGGCGTACAAAGAATTCAGCGAAGGCAAGACAGAGCTATTGGTCATGTCCATCGTTCACGAGCTTGTCCATGTATTTATAGACCCTTTTCATGCTTGGGCTGAACCCCACCTTTCTCAAATCACCACCCCGCAATTCATGAACATAGTAGAGCAGCAGACTCAGAAACTTACTATGGTGATCCTCAAGAACCTCCCAAAGTCCCTCATCCCACCCAGGTAAAATGGCCACCTCTACAATTCAGTTAGAACGAACGATTCAGCGGTCGTCGCAGTATGCCCGGTTGGAGCCCCTGATCTTCGCGGCAAACACGTACAACGACCCAGCGTTTTCAAACGCCGATTGGGTCATGCAGACAATCCTCGCGCCTCCGTTTGCGTGGAGGTGGAACCGTACCGTCGAGGGCTCCCCTTCTGCTCCCGCGTTTGCGACAGTGATTGGACAATCGGACTACATAGTAAACCTCCCCACTTTTGGGTGGTTGGAGAAAGCAACCGCCTATAACCCTAGCAGCGGGTACGATGCTCGGGAGCTTCAGGTGTCGTTGTTGCTGGCTGAAGACACGCTTCCTAACCAGACGGCCAGAATCGCCGCCCAAGGAGATGACGGAGAGGGAAACATCACCTTCCGGCTGTTTCCGGCTGCTGACGAAGTGTATAACGTTGTTCTGGAATTTCAGAATGCCGCACAATTGTTTACCAGCACTACTCAGACGTGGGAGCCGATCCCGGACTACTTGTCATATCTGTACAACGAAGGTATGGACGCTAAGACGTTTGAGTACCTCAGTGATCCCCGTTTTCAAACTTCATTGCAACTTTTCTTGACCAACCTAGCCTCCGCGTCCGAGGGCCTAACGGAATCACAGAAAAACATCTGGCTCTCTGATCGGTTGAATTCGATTCGTCAATCGAACTTAGTCGGATCGGGAAGAGGTTAATATGGCCACTGTGACTTCAGGCTTTCACCGGACAAATAACGTCACCGCCCGGGCCTTCTACGGAACCAATCTTCAGGTTGTTCCCGGAGCTACGATCTACGTTACGTTGACATCGTCTGGTGCCGAAGCGACAGTCTACTCCGATCCCGGCCTTAGTATAACCATTCCCGGAGCCTTGATTACGGCGGATCAGTGGGGCTGGTATGACTATTACATTCCACTCGATTACTCAGTCACTGAAACAATATCGGCTCCTTGGGGGCTTCTGGCTGTCGTCCCGAACATCGTCCAAAACAGCGGGTCTTCTCCAAATTTCGTTGTCAACGAAGTAGTACCCGGAAGTGGGACAGCCTTCGCCTTAGTGAATAACCCAGTATCCGGATCAGTTGCTTTATACAACGGCGGCGCTAGGCTTTGGCGCGGGGCTCCCCCGAAAGACTATACGATTTCCGGCCCGAACATCACCATGAATTATTCACTTTCAACGGGGGCGCTCCTTGCAGACTATCGTTACTAAAATTTCCGCGCTTCTTCTGCTGCTCTTTGTCTCCTTCGGAATAAGGGCCCAAACAACTGTTCAAATTGTGAACGGGGGCACCGGAGCGTCTACGGCGAGCGGGGCCCTTGCTAACCTCGGCGCACAAGCTGCGATCACCCTGACTACGATAGGAACGACCGGACCAGCCACTCTTTCTGGTGGTTTTCTTAACATTCCGCAATACCAATGCGCCCTGACTCTGACTACTACTGGCTCTAGTGGGGTCTCTACTATTTCCGGATGTACATTAAACATCCCCAACTATGCCGTCGGTGTTGCCTCCATCAACAGCACGACTGGGGCATTTACCTTCACTTTCGCCGCTGGAGCAGGTTCCTGTACGACGACAACATGCAATTTTACTGGGACAACCACCAGCACTATCGGCAGCATCACCTGGTCTCTTCCGTCGTTCATGTCCGCTTCCCCTTCTACCATCAGTGCTAGCGGAACGCAGACGTTTTCGTTCACTAATGAAACCGCAAATTATTTCTTGGCGGGGCCAGCCAGCGGGAGCGCAGCCACACCCACGTTTCGTGCGTTGGTTAATGCTGACTTTCCCAACACTCTGGCCCCGACTATTGCGGTAACCAACATGACGGGTACGGGTGGGTTCTCGATAAGCGGGAATGCCGGGTCTGCGACCGCAGCAACCAACCTAGCGGGGACTACAACAAACTCAATTCCGTACCAATCTGGTTCAGCAACAACAGGCTATATTTCTCCCGTGAACAACGCTGTTGTTAGCACAAATGGGAGTGGAGTTCCGGGCGAAAGCACCACGCTTCCAAGCGGTTTGACAATTCCTGGGTACGCCTCCTCGACCGCTTCAACCACGGTCAATGGAACCGCATGTACACTTGGGTCGAATTGTTATTTAACAGTTCCTGTTACCATTGTTACGTCTTCGACTGTGACCCTTGGTGGAACATACAATCAAGGAGTGGCCTACAACGAGAATGCCACAGCATCCCAATCCGTAGTGGCTACTTTACCAGCACCATCCGCCGGAAAATTGTTCTGTCTGAAAAATTTCTACAACGGATCGGCGGCGGATACTGGCACCCTTGAGTTGTTGGTTGCCAATACCGGGACTCAATACATCGTTTTCAACGGTGTGATTTCTTCGAGCGGATACATAATCTCTTCGGGCGCGTCGGGAGACTACGGCTGCGTGACTGGCGTTGATTCAACACACTGGGACTTCAACCCCTCATCCGGAACATGGGTTCTCCACTAATATGAAAATACTTCTTCCCATCGTGGCGCTTCTCTGCCTGCCGCCTTCTATGTGGTCCGCGTGTACTTCGTCCGGCACGCAACTCACCGCCGCCTCATGCGGTACTACGGATGTGCAGGCGTGCTTTGCCGCTGCGACCTCATCGACAACCCTCATTACGATTCCTGCCGGAAGCTGCACGTGGACAACGCCAGTTACGCTCACGGTTCCATCTGGCAACACCAGCCTTACGGTTCAAGGTCAAACCACGGTCACCGGAACCTGCGCACCCGGAGGTTCGTGCACGCCAACCGACAACACAGTCATCATCGACAACGTTTCGCACACGCCCACAGATAATCCAACCCTGCAAATCTACACATCTCCCACAGCGTCTTCGTTCGTGCGACTGACGGGGATCACGATAGAGGAGAACGGGTCAAGCACTGAAAGCTACAACGGGCTGATTCACTTTGCGTCCGGCAGCAGCAGTGTGCAGACAAATGTGCGCTTCGATCACAGCCACGCGATCCTTAATTCTATCGGCGATCTCGTGGTGGACATTGACGGCTGGAACTACGGAGTTGCCGACCACAACATCCTATACCTTGTTCCGGGGTCGGTGAACAACGGTATCCGCGTTGGCTCCTTGAGCTTCAATGGCTATCAATTCGGAGATGGGTCATGGGCGGCGAATACCAATTTCGGAACCAGCGCCTTCATCTACATGGAGAACAATTCCTTTACAGGCGGCGCGGCGGATGATTGCAATAACGGCGGCAGGGTGGTCTTTCGGTTTAATACCCTCACTGAGTCGTTTTTTCAGGGGCACGAGCAGGAAGACAGAAACCGAGGTTGTAGAGCTGTTGAAGTTTATGGGAATACCTACGCCAACAGCAGCGGAGTCATTGTCGAGGACGGGCAGGGCGTGGATTTCAGAATGGGCACGGGCCTGGTCTGGGGCAACGAATCGACGGGCGTAATTCAGTTAATCATCCTCAACAACGATCGAACGAATAACGGGCACAGCTTTACCCCTCCTCCCAATGGCTGGGGATATTGCGGAACAACCTACGGGCCGAGCGCGTGGGACCAGAACAGCAATTCCTCTGGCTATGCGTGCATCGACCAGGTGGGGCGCGGTGTGGGCAGCCTTTTACCGCAAAGCTACTGGCCGGTCACAGCCAGTTGGCCAAGCAACGCCGTCGAGCCTATTTACGAATGGCTAGACGAGTGGAACGCCGTCGGCGGTTATCCCACGACGGTCCCCTGCAACAGCAACGACACCAACACCATCGCCGCGAACCGCGAATTTTACTGCTACACCCAAGTCTGGAACGGCTCCTCGTATGCGGGCACAGCTTTCAACGGAACCGTGGGCACTGGAAGCGGCGTCCGAGCATTGCGGCCAGCGACTTGTACAACGGGCACCGCCTACTTCTCAACGGATCAGGGATCGTGGAACACAAGCGGCAACAGTTTCGGCCAAGGCGTGCTCGACCTCTGCACCTCGACTAATTTCTGGACTAGCGCATGGTACACCCCGTACACCTATCCGAACCCCTTGACGGGCGGTGTTACACCACCAACCCCCGGCACGGCAACGCTACAGCTTTCGCTTCCAATTCCATAGGAGGTCAAATGAAGAGACTTTTCGCAGCCCTGATCGCACTCGCCACCCTGACCGGCCCGGTTGCCTGTCACACGCAGGTTCCACCCGTCACTCCG